TCAAGCAATCGGGTCAAGCGGTCAAACTCCAGCTTTTCTTTCTTTGTCATCATTCTTCACCCCCTGCTTCATGCCAGATAACGGGGCGCATGCCCTGGCGCTGCACCAGCCAGCTCGACGTGCCTGCAATCTTTGATAGCAGCATCCAGGGCAGCTTGCGCAGCTTGGCCTGAGCCATGGCTTGCGCTCGGTGTGCCGTGGTGATGGCCACGGTGTTTTTCACTTCGACGCTCCATGTCTTGCCCGCAGCGTCCACGGCTAACATGTCCTCGACGGCACTACCGGCATTCAATTCGGCCACGCTGTAGTCACGGTCGGCCAGCAGTGCCTGCGCTTCGCGCTGACCTTTGCGGCCTTTGTTTCGGCTTGCTTTGCTCATGCCCATACCCTATCTATAACTCGGTGAAACTTTCCGTCGCGCTTGAATTTCAGGATGGACGGGGGTGTAGATTGTTGCATGACTTTTGCCATTTCTGACAGGTCATCGCTCAAATCGTTTGCGCCTGACTTGACTGCGATTGCGATAAGCTGGCGGCGGGCTTTCTCGCCTGCATAGCCTTCGTGCAAGACTGGGATGTACTCAGTGACGGGCGGTTCACTGATTCCACCGTAGTAGCTGACTTGCAACATGTCCTTGCCACTGGCCCGGCTGGTGTGCTTGCGCCATGCCCAGCCGGTGAGCGCCATCTCGCTTGGCTCGATGCCCATGATGTCATCATTGGCCAGCGTGACGGGTTTGGCTTGTTCTTCAACCTCCCAAACGTGGCCACAATGCGGACATTCGCGGGTGTTTGGTGCCACCATCTCTTCACACCGTGGGCATGTCTTAGTGCGTGCCAAGGCTTCGCCCTTCTTGGCCTTTTGCGGCGGCTCTACGGCTGTTATGGGGCCATGCCTGGCCACGTTGCCAGCGAAGTCCAGAACCAGACAATCGGACTTGCCCTCAGCTATGCGCAAGCCTCGACCGGCAATTTGCACGTAAAGGCCTGGCGACATAGTAGGGCGAAGCATTACCAGGCAGTCAATGCCCGGATAGTCAAAGCCGGTGGACAAAACCGACACATTGCACAGTGCGCGAATTTCGCCAGACTTGAACCTGGCAATGATGGCGGCGCGTTCTGCGCTTGGCGTTTCACCGGTCACGACTTCGGTGGGTACGCCTTGCGCGGTGAACTCACTGGCCACGTGGTGAGCGTGCGCAACACCGGCGCAAAACACCAGCCAAGAGCGCCGATCGGATGCGCGATTGATAACCTCTGCCACGGCTCGGCGGTTGTTGCTGGACGTGTCCACGGCGGCTTCAAGCTGGGCGGCGACAAACTCCCCTCCCTGCTTTTTCACGCCAGAGGTGTCCAGCGTCAGGCTGGTGTGCTTGCTGCGCAGCTTGGACAGGTAGCCACGGTGAATCAGCTCTTCAATGCTGATCGGCTCGATCAAGTCATTAAATAGAACATCCTCGCCTTCATGAATCATGCCGTGGCCCAAACGGTAGGGTGTGGCAGTCAAGCCTATGACCCGAAGCGCCGGATTGATAGAAGTTAGCGAAGTTATCAGTTTTCGATAACCTCCAGTTTGAGCGTGATTGATGCTGTGCGCTTCGTCCACCAAGATCAAGTCAACGTGGCCAATGGCCGTCGCTTTGCTGGCCACCGACTGGATGCCAGCAAAGGTAATCGGCTCAGTCAAACACCTGCGGCCTAGGCTGGCGCTGTAAATGCCCATCGGCGCATTAGGCCAATGCTCGCGCATCTTTTCGGCGTTTTGCTGTATCAGCTCCTTGACGTGCGTCAACATCAGCACGCGGGTTTCTGGCCAGTTTTGCAGGGCATCCTTGACCAGTGCGGCGATGATGTGCGATTTGCCTGCGCCGGTGGGCAGCACCAGGCAGGGATTGCCTTCGTTGCCAGCGGCAAACCAGGCATAAAGCTGGTCTATGGCGCGTTGCTGGTAGTCACGAAGCATCATGACCTCTTGCTCGAATAGCAGCGGCGCATAGTGTGAAATCACGCGACGGTGGCCAGTTCATTGACTCTTGCTCGCACACATTTGCGCAGGCTTCGCGCTCTCGTCGCTGCACCTCTTCAACAATGCGGCGCACTCTGGCAAGTTGCCATTGAGTGTAGGCACCAGGCCCACGCCAGTTCATGAACCCGGAGATTTCTGCGTCAGTCATCATCCCACCACCCTCGCGCCCCATTGCGCATATTCAGCTTTCACGTTTTCCGCACATGCCTGCCAGTTAGCGGTAATCTCGGCGCTTGTGTGACCTTCAGGCGCGTTGTGTATCTCACCGGCTGGCGTCATCCAGATAACGCCGGTCTCAGCCGGTTTGTAAGTCCAGCCTGGCACAAGGTCAGGGTGCAGAACGTGGTTGTCGCAACCGGCGCGTTGCGCGTCAACGTCTGGAATGTCCATTTCCCAATGTGCACACGTCCAACGGCCATCACGCTCGGCGGTACTGTGGGCGCAGGTTCGGCAGTTGACCTGCTTTGTCAGCTTGCTGACGTGGCACAAGTCATGCGCGGCACACCATTTGCACTCGTACCACGTAGGATCTGCGCTGAGTGGTTCGGGCATGCGGTCGGCGCGGATGAGGGTTTGCGCCTTTGTGCGTAGCTTCTCGCTGGCGTCTGCATCGTGCTTCACGCGCTCGGTGTAAATGCGGTCATCATCTTTGCACACGGCATAGTACAAGGCATCGTCAAGATCAAAAGCGGACATGTAGACCTGCATTTGCGCCCAATGTTGCGGTTTGCTTTTGGCTACGCCTTTGGCTTCCAGATCGTTAAAGCTCTTGAGGCTGTGCGTTTTCACTTCCAAAATGTGAGGCGTTTTATATGCCTCGGGCAAGCCATGTTGAATGATGCCGTCACAGCTTCCGCCGAAATGGCCATCATCAAAGCGCCACTGTGCGCGGGTTTCCTGGTTGATGGTGCTAATACTTACGCCAGCGGCTCGAAGGTCATCGTGCACCGTGCGTTCCTCAAGCTGGCCACGGCGAAACAGTCGCAGAATTCTCCATGGGAACTTTTCAACAAACGCCCAGCGAAACGACAGCCAAATAAAACGCTCGCAGTTGTGGCCAATGACGGATGCCCCAAGATGCGGGCGAGGAAGATCTTGGCGACCTTCATGCGCTGCATCGATGGCGGCAACCACGGTGTTTAGTGGTTGCGGGATTTTCATGCAAATAGTCCTTGCTGTTCACGGCGGGCATCTTCAATGTTCTGGCAAGCCAGTTCCCAATATTGCGGCTTGAGTTCGGTGCCAACAAATCGACGGCCCATCTTGATGGATGTGTAACCCTCGCTACCAATGCCGGTAAACGGCGAAAACACCAGATCGCCCTTGTTTGTCCAAAGGTGAATGCATCGCTCAATCACGTCAAGTTGAAGTGGACACATGTGCTTTTCGTCGTTCTCGTCGCGTGCTGGCAACTTGTTAAGCGTGCGGCTTTGATCGATGTCATCCCAAATTGGACTGGCGTACTTTTGCCACATCATCACTGGCAAATCATCGCCGTGCGTTACTCGCTCTTCACAATCTCCGGGTTTGCGCATCGTCACCACATAGTCAGGCAAACCCATCCGACTCATGGTGCTGTTTTCCCGAATGGTCTTGTGCAGCAGTCCGAGTGCCTTGGTTCGTTGCATAGCCACTACGGGGTCTTTCCATATGCAAACCTCTGAGTGATAAACAAATCCGGCATCTTGAAAAGCACGGATCAGATCGCCACGGAAGTCGCGTAAGCCAATGAATCCTTGGCGCATTTTTGTTGTGGGCAGGTTCATGCAATGGAATGAAACATTGCGCCCAGGCTTCAGAACGCGAAACAGTTCAGAGATTAAAAAGCGCAGTTGAGCCACAAACTCGGCGTCGTCTTTGCAGTTGCCCATGTCGTGATCGCTGTTTGAGTAAACAAACAGATCGGCAAATGGCGGCGAGAAAACTGAATAGTCCACGCTGTTGTCTGCCATGCGCTTTGACCATTTAACGCAATCGCCTAGATGAACGGTAAAGCCTTCGCCTTGGTGCGTGTCTTCACGGTATTCATATACGATGTTTTCTTGTCCTGCAAGTTCTTGGTTCATGATGTCTTTCATGTGTTCAATCATGTTGGTGCTCATTTCGTGATGTTGCACTTCTTTGCGCTTAAGGTTTGCCAGAATTTGGCCTTCGTTTTCTGCGGTAAACAGATGCACTTTTACATTGCGCTTTTGCCCAAATCGGTAGCATCTGCGCACGGCTTGATAGAACTTTTCAAATGAGTCATCAAGCCCAACAAAAGCCATGCGTGCGCAGTGCTGCCAGTTCATGCCAAATCCGCAAATCTTGGGCTTTGAGATCAGCACGCGCAACTTGCCGTGTGTGAATTCCATCATGTCTTTGGTCTTTACTTCCACGCTGTCCGAGCCTTGCACGTTCACGCTGCCAGGTATCAGGCTTTGCAAGAGTTCGGCTTCATCATTCAGGTGGCACCAAATCAGCCACGGCTCAGATGATTCGGCGTTGACGACATCGGCCAATGCTTTGCAGCGGTTCTCTATGCTGTCTCGCTGCGCCTTGCGTCGCTCCAGCATGGTTTGCGCTGGCTTGGCAAACAGATCGCCGAATTGCTCAACCTCTACGACGTGTTCAACATAATCAGGCGCGGGCAGGATGTATTCACTGCCATCAAATCCAATGTCTGACGGATTGCGAATGACCACAGCCCAAGTGCCCATCCATTCCCAAAATCTGGACTGACCCCATCCTTTTAGTCGCCATGTGCCGGTGTCGCCGGTATCGTTCACAAAGTACGTGGCCAACATTTCGGTGCGGG